ACAGGACACGAATCTAACGCTCCTATATCTCCAAAAGCTTTTCACTCTCTTACTAAGAGTAAATATAAGAGTTCACGGAGTACGTAATGAAACACGTCTTTCTCCTGTTCGTTTTCTTGGGCACGGGGGAAGACAAGAAGATGGTCAGCAATGACATGTACTTCGCTGATCTCAATGATTGTGTTTGGTACGCACAAGCCCTACACAAACAGGGAGAAAAGATAACCTCCTACTGTCTACCAAAACTAATCGACAACAACACGAAAGTATACTGATGGACCCCATTTCCGCAATGGCAACTGCTTCGGCAGCCTTTTCTGCAATCAAGAAGGGTTTTGCCGTAGGTCGGGATATCGAACAGATGGCGGGTGACCTGTCACGCTGGATGGGTGCCATGTCTGACTTGGAGCAGGCGGAGAAGGAAGCCAAGAACCCGCCGATATTCAAGAAGCTGTTTGCTGGACAGACGGTGGAGCAGGAAGCCATAACCGCCTTCGCCAACAAAGAAAAGGCAAAGCAGCAGCGATACGAACTGCAGCAGTGGATAAGCCTCACTATGGGCAAGTCTAAGTGGGACTCGCTCGTGGCAATGGAAGGCCAGATACGTAAGCAGCGCAAGGAAACACTCTACAAGCAGCGTGAACGCAGGCAGAAGTTCGTAGAGATTGTAGCGTGGATACTGGTAGTTACTGCAGGTGCCGCAGCCCTATACGCCTTCGTCGTCTTTATGAAGGGTCAAGTTGCTAACGCTGCAGAGCCAGAGTACGTGACGTGCCGATTGAAGGGTTGCACCACCGTAGACAAGCAGAGGGTGTGCGTATATCACGGCGTAAACAACACGGTGGACACGTTGTTTTTTCGTATGGACGAGTGGTTCCCCCGCGAGTTTCAGTGTAAGTATGAGCCTAACGATGCCAAGCCACCAAGCATTCAAGAAACACTCAAAGCAATCCGCGAGTCACAAAAGAAATAAGTCCTTGCCAAACTGTTAAAATAGGTGTATAATGCTCTACAGGGAGACCGACATGAAACGACTTGCCTACGAAGCATTAAAGCACAAGTACGAGGCCCAGCAAAAAGATGCACTCTTTGTATATGCGAATTACACGAACAATCCTGCTGCTATCGGTGAACATCCGGATTTGCTTGAAGAAATGGACAAGGCGGTCCAAGCTTGGGCGGATGCTGAGGACAAGTTGGCAGCACTTGCAGTTCTGGATAGCGAAGCTTAACGGGTATTGAGATGACATTCCTAGAACTTATCAATGCTGTACTACGAGAGATCAACGAGGTGGAAATCACCACAGTCTCTTCGACACGCGGTATTCAAACATCGGTGAAGGACTTCATCAACAAAGCCCAGCGCGACATCATCAACTCAGAGATAGAGTGGCCGTTTACTGTTGTTAGTCAGTCGTTCACGACTACTGCTGGAACCGCAGAGTACGCTAGGGAGTCGAATGCGAAGACGGTCAATTATGATAGCTTTACCGTGCAAGAGTCTGCCTCAACAGCAGAAAAGAAATTGAGGTATCTTTCATTTAACGAGTACCTAGATCGACGCAATGAGGCTGACACAAACCCCGATACAGGCTCACGCGCCGTGCCGGAATTTATATATAAAACACCAGATCAAAAGCTGGGTCTGTCTCCTGTGCCCGATGCGTCTACGTACACAGTCAGGTACTACTATTATAAAACAGTAAGTGACATGGCAGCAAACACAGACACACCCACCATTCCGGAACGCTTCCACGATGTGATTGTGAACCGCGCTCGTTACTACACACACATGCTTCGCTCAGATGTTCAGTTCTCACAGCTTGCTCTTCGTGACTACACGGAGGGCTTGTCTCGTATGCGTATTGAGTTAATTAACCGTAAGGATTACATGAGGGCCGTCTGATGCCAGATACTTCACTACTCAGCCCATTTGTTGTGAAGCTAGGCGGTGGCTTGGTACTAGACAAGGATGCCTTTACCCTACCCCCCGGCGCAGCTACACAGTTGCAAAACTTTGAGCCTGATATCAACGGCGGATACCGGCGCATCAACGGATTTGCCAAGTTTAATTCGAACATTGTACCACAGACTAGCGCATCCAGTGAAAAGGTTCTTGGCTTACACATTTACAAAGATCAGGTCATCGCTGCGCGGGGCACAAAGGTATTCAAGGGCGGCGCAACCGGATCGTGGACAGAAATAGACACAGGGCGCACGAGTGCCGGACGGTACAACTTTGTCAACTTCAACTTCGATGGCACAGACAAGATGATTATGGTGGACGGGGCAAATAGTGCTTCGTCGTTTAACAACACCAGTGTTGCTGACTTAAATGCTTCGGGCGCACCTGCTAATCCTGCGTTTGTAGAGGTATTTCGAAGCCACGTCTTTTTTGCAGGTATGTCTGCGAGTCCGCAGGAGTTAGTGTTTACCGCTCCGTTTGATGAGACTGATTTTTCTGCAAGTAATAATGCTGGATCAATCAAAGTTGACGGCACTATCAAAGGCATCAAGGTTTTCCGTGAAAGTCTCTTTGTATTCTGTGAAGACTCTATCTTTAAGATCACAGGTTCTAGTTCGTCAGATTTTGCTGTTGTGCCAGTCACAAGAAAGATCGGCTGTGTAGACGGTTTCAGCATCCAAGAGATATCGGGTGACATTGTTTACCTTGCGCCGGACGGACTGCGTACGATTGCGGGTACGGAAAGAATTGGTGACGTTGAACTTGGCACCGTGTCAAAGCAGATACAGCCTCGTCTAGATAACGTATCTACAGAGAGACTTTCATCTCTCGTCATACGTGGCAAGACTCAGTACCGCCTGTTTTTCCCTACGGATGCACAGTCAGATGCTGCAGCTTTGGGTATAATCGGAGTTATCAAGGGTGGCACAGAGGGCGGCATAGGTTGGGAATACTCTGATCTCAAGGGAATCAAACCTTCCTGCTGTGCGTCAGGTTTTATCAGTGGGGTAGAAACGATCTTGCACGGCGGCTACGACGGCTACATCTACAAACAAGAGTCGGGCAACACCTTCGATGGTACCAACATAACCGCAATATATCGCTCTCCTGACTACACGATGGGAGATGCCGGTATCCGCAAGTTGATGCAGCGTATCATCTGGAACTACGATAACGACGGCGCAGTCAACTCCAAGTTTCGTATTCGTTACGATTTCAACTCGTCAGATGTTCCGCAGCCAGCAGAGTATGACCTGACAACTGGTGCAGCCATTGCTCTGTACGGCCTAGCCGCATCGACATATGGCACCGCAGTGTACGGATCATCAGGAACACCGCTGGTACGACAGAGCGTTGAGGGCGGCGGATTTACAGTAGCGGTACGCCTAGACGACACACAGGGATCAGCCCCCATTTCAGTCAAAGGCTACCAACTAGAATTTACTCCGGGAGGGAGGAGATAACACATGGCAGGTTACACTAGACAGTCGTCCTACTCTGACGGCGATACTATCACCGCCGCGCATAGTAATAACGAATTTGATCAGGTTCTTGCTGCGTTCGTCAACACTAGCGGCCACAAGCACGATGGCACGGCAGCAGAGGGTCCGGTCATCGGACTCATTGGTGATCCGGGCGAAACCACACCAAAGAACAAGGTCGTTGTTGACAACCCCAACAATCAGATCGAAGTAAGTGTAGACGTATCAGGTACGTCCACCGAACAGGTCGTCTTTAAGGATGGCGTGATTGAGCCGACAACCGACAACGATATTGATCTGGGTTCGTCAGGAAAAGAATTTAAGGACCTCTATATCGATGGAACGGCTTATGTAGATGCCATCAACTTCAACGGCACGGCCATAACCTCGACTGCGGCAGAACTCAACATCCTAGATGGGGTAACGTCTACGGCAGCAGAACTCAACATCCTAGATGGCGTTACGTCCACAGCAGCAGAACTCAACATCCTAGATGGGGTAACGTCTACTGCCGCTGAACTGAACATCCTAGACGGTGTGACATCTACTGCCGCTGAACTGAACATCCTAGATGGGGTAACAGCCACCGCTGCCGAACTCAACTTGATGGACGGCGGCACATCTGCTGGGACGACAGCCGTAGCCGGTGGTGACGGTCTCGTAACCAACGACGCTGGCACTATGCGGCAGACCACAGTTGACACTTTCGACACATACTTCGCTGCAACCACAAAGACCCTGACAAACAAAACAATCGACGTTGACAACAACACAGTGTCAAACATCGAAGTGGACAACCTCAAGTCAGGTGTACTCGACACGGACCTGTCGAGTGTTGCTGGGACGGACACTACCCTTGCATCAGCCAAAGCTATCAAGGCGTACGTAGATGCACAGGTGACTGCTTCTGACTTGGATTTTCAGGGGGACAGTGGCGGCGCACTCAGCATCGATCTCGACAGTGAGACCCTCGACATTGCTGGTGGCACCGGCATCGATACGTCTGGTTCGAGCAACACCCTGACTGTTGCAATCGACAGCACCGTAGCCACGCTGTCCGGCTCTCAAACACTGACTAACAAGACTATTGATGCCAGCCAGTTGTCCGGTACCGTAGCTAATGCACGACTCGACCAGCAGCTTCAGGATGTGGCAGGGCTGGCTGTAACCAACGGCAACTTTATCGTGGGTGACGGCAGTAACTTTGTAGCAGAGTCCGGCTCTACCGCACGTACTTCTCTGGGTCTGGGCACGGCAGCAGTAACCGATACCGGCATCAGTAGCGGCAATGTAGCTACGTTCACCAGCGGTGCTGCTGACAACGACTTCCTTCGTATTGATGGCACAGCCATTGAAGGTCGTTCTGCAGCAGAAGTATTGTCCGACATTGGTGGCCAAGCCTCGCTGACATTCGGCATCTCTAATACTAACGCTGTAAAAATCGACAGTGCTTCCGTAGCCGATGACGAGTACGCACGGTTCACAGCCAGTGGATTGGAAAGCCGGTCAACTGCAGAAGTCCTATCGGATATCGGTGGTCAGGCTTCACTGACATTCGGTATATCAAATACCAATGCTGTAAAGATTGACAGTGCGTCAGTCGCAGACGATGAGTACGCACGGTTCACAGCTAACGGCCTTGAGAGCAGGTCTACATCAGAAGTTATTTCCGATATCGGTGCCGTAACTGCTGCAGATGCTGCTAACGAAGCAACAGCCCTTGCAATTGCGTTGGGTTAACCTTGACAATCAACGATTAATAACGTATAATATATCCGAAGAGGGATAATCTATGGCTAACACATTCAAAGTTGTATCGCATGACGTTATGCCAGCATCTAGCGGTACTCCAGAAGACCTATACACAGCACCGGGTAGTACAACTACCATTATCTTGGGTATGGTCTTGGCTAATGTACACACC